TGAAGCTATCTACGGTTACTGTAAAACTCAACAACCTGAACAGAAACCTCAGGAAGATACAGAGAACCTAACTGAAGGTTCTGGTGAGTCTGAGGAACAGGAGAACCAACAGGATGATACACAACAACATTCTGAAGGTGAAGGTGTGACTCAGAAACAAGAGAAATCATCATCTGATGGTGATGATGAAGAGGAGGAGAATGAAACCGATCCTTTTGAGGTTACTACTGACAAGACCTTTGAGAATGGTGTTGAGAGTTTGACTAGTGACAGTCCTAGTAATGGTCCTGATTACTATGAGGTTCCTAAACTAGATCTTCATCAAGTCATCAACTCTAACTCTGAAGTTCATCAGATTCTGAGTGAGTATCAAAACACCTATACTGGTTCTGAATTCGATCAAGTTGACTCCAGATACAGTGAGTTCAAGAAGTCCGCACAACGTGAGGTGAATTACTTAGTCAAGGAGTTCGAGATGAAGAAGTCAGCTGACTCATACTCTCGGTCATCCACATCAAGAACCGGTGTTCTTGATTGCTCTAAACTTCATACCTATAAGTACAATGAAGATCTCTTCAAGAAAGTATCTGTAGTTCCTGATGGTAAGAATCATGGTCTGATCTTCATTCTAGATTGGTCTGGTTCTATGTCCGATTGTATGGAAGATACCATCAAACAACTCTACAATCTGATCTGGTTCTGTTCTAAAGTTCAGATCCCATTTGAGGTCTACGCTTTCACTAACAGTTACAATCGTCGTTCTTATGAGAACACATATAGTCAGTATCAACAGTATCATAATGTACCTGAAGGAAACAAGTTCGTTATTGATAGTGACTTCTCTCTGATGAATATATTCACCAGTAAGGTGAACAAGAAGAATCTTGAGATTCAAATGAAGAACATCTATCGTTTGATTTATGGTTTCCGTCACTATGTGAGTTACAGTTATCCTAATCAACTGTCTCTTTCTGGAACTCCTCTGAATGAGTCTATCGTTGCTCTTCACTCAATTCTTCCTAAGTTCAAGAAAGACAACGGACTCCAGAAAGTTCAGGTTGTTATTCTTACTGATGGTGAAGCACATCAACTAAGTCACTTCAAGACTTACATTGATTATTTCAACAACGAAGAACGTTTTGGTCCTCGTCAGTGTTCAGGTAACGGTTATCTTCGTAACCGCAAAACCGGTCACACTTATGAGATCGGTTATGAGTACTGGAAGTTCACTGATGTCCTTCTAAAGGATCTGAAACAAATTCATCCTGATACTAACTTTATTGGTATTCGTCTTCTTCCTCCCCGTGAGTTTGGTGGTTTCCTCCGTAGATACAAGATCTATGATGAAACTACCCACAAGAAAGCTCGTAAGGACAAGTCCTTCAACATTACAACATCCGCTTATGATTCCTTCTTCGCAATGATTCAATCATCACTATCAACTGACTCCAGTTTCAAAGTTGAAGATGACGCATCAAAGGCAAAAATCAAATCAGCCTTTGTCAAGTCTCTTAGGGCTAAGTCTCTAAATAAAAAGGTTCTTAGTCAGTTCATGGACCTGGTATGTTGATGGTATAATAGTTACTCACCTTCAAACTGCTCCATTATTGTAGAACACCTTTATCATGACTCTATCCACTGAATACGTCGTTTCCTCCCTCCAGTCTCTCTATGGGGACAAAGTAACTACAGCCGATGTTCGTGGTTGGTGTGCAATGAACGGCACCACCTACGCAACCGTGACCAAGAAACTCAATGAATATAAGTCTGGTCGTGGTAAATGGGACCTGACAGTTCAAGAGAAACTAGAAGAAACATATCTGGCACCAGCTGTAGAAAACCATATTGAACAAAACCTTATCCCCGATAAAGATGATACCTTCGTCCAGTTTGGCAACTTTACTGATCTTAAAAAGATTATTAAGTCCGGTCTATTCTATCCTGCGTTCATTACGGGTCTTTCTGGTAACGGTAAAACTCTCAGTGTTGAGCAAGTTTGTGCACAACTCAAGAGAGAGTTGATCCGTGTCAACATTACTATCGAGACTGACGAAGACGATCTTATTGGTGGCTTCCGTCTTGTTAATGGTGAAACTGTTTGGCATAACGGCCCTGTCATCGAAGCTCTTGAACGTGGAGCTGTACTACTTCTAGATGAGATTGACCTGGCATCTAACAAGATTCTGTGTCTTCAATCTATCCTTGAAGGTAAGGGTGTATTCCTCAAGAAGATTGGTAAGTTCATCAAACCCTCTGATGGTTTCAATATCATCGCTACAGCAAACACTAAGGGTAAAGGATCTGAGGATGGACGTTTCATCGGTACTAATGTTCTAAACGAAGCATTCCTAGAAAGATTCCCTCTGACATTTGAACAAGATTATCCAAGTCCTGCTACTGAACAAAGGATCTTAGAAGGTATCTCTCGGGATCTTCAGGTTGATGACCGCCCCTTCTGTAAGCATCTGGTTGACTGGGCTGATATCATCCGCAAGACATTCAATGATGGTGGTATTGAAGAGGTCATCTCCACTCGTCGTCTGGTTCACATCATCAAAGCATATTCCATCTTTAGTGATAAGACTAAGGCTATTGAAGTTTGTCTGAACCGTTTCGATGATGAGACCAAGACTTCATTCATCGAACTCTATGACAAGGTTGACGCAGACTTTGAGATGAGTCAAACCTTTGAGGTTGAATACAATGGTGAAACTGTTGAAGGTACGGTAAACTTCTGATATAATACGGGGAGGTAACACTCCCCTTATATTATGGAACATTCTAGTTACTACTACGATCATGATCGTAATGACCCCGAGAGGGTTAGTCCATTTACTGAGGATAAAATTGAATTGAAAATCGACAATAACAATAATAGATGGAAGTATCGTGAAGATGAGATCCTGAATCAGATTCAGGATTATCTGTATGGAACATATAATTCCCACTATACTTCCAAAGAGTCTAAGACTCAGACCCTTGATCTTATTGAATCTATTGGTGACGCAGAAGCATTCTGTAGATCAAATGCTATCAAGTATCTCTCACGGTTTGGCAAAAAGAATGGAAAGTCAAGGCTTGACATTCTGAAGGCAATCCACTATTGTGTTCTTCTGTACAACTTCTCCGGCGTTCTCGATCAAAAAGGTGACTATGAAACTTTCTGAATCCACTGTTAATCTTCTGAAGAACTTCTCTTCAATTAACCAGTCTATCCTATTCAAGGAGGGTACCAAACTTCGTACTATCTCAGTGATGAAGAACATCCTGGTGGAAGCAAATATCAACGAAGAGTTTGATCGTGACTTTGGGATCTATGATCTGAATCAATTCCTGAATGGTCTTTCTCTTCATGCAAGTCCTGAACTGGACTTTTCTAATGATGAGTATGTGGTTATTAAAGAAGGACGTAACCGTTCTCGTTACTTCTTCGCTGATCCTTCTGTGATCGTTGCTCCTCCTGAGAAAGAAATTACTCTTCCCTCTGAGGATGTAACCTTCGAACTCACCTCTCAACAACTGGAGAAACTGAAGAAAGCAGCATCTGTGTATCAACTCCCTGATGTATCTGTCATCGGTGAGGCTGGTGTAATTAAACTGGTTACCCGTGATAAGAAGAACGATACTTCCAATGATTTCTGTATCGTTGTTGGTGAAACAGAAGAAGAGTTTGTTTTCAACTTCAAGGAAGAAAACCTGAAGATTGTTCCTGGTAACTATGATGTGGTAGTATCTTCTAAACTCCTGTCCCGATTCACTAATCAAAATATTGATGTAACTTATTACATCGCTCTCGAACCTGACTCTTCTTTCGGTTGAGACCATGACTAAGTGGGAAGTAACTTACAAACTCCCCTCTACGGGGAACAAGTATCACAAGACAATCGTCGAAGCGAGGTATCAACATGATGCTAGGAAAATCGCAGAAGCCCAAATTCCTTCGGCTACAATCTGTGGGGGAGCTCGTAGGATCAGTTGATGTTCCTATGAGAGTTGTGGGTAGTGCTCTTGTTATCACTGCCTACTTTATTGTTCTTCATGTGAGTGTTGGTGTTGGTGTGATGCTACACTTTGTTGCAGATTTGATATCTGTACCATACTTCATAAGGACAAAGTCATGGGACGTTGTTATAATGTTATCATTCCTTCTGGTGATCTCTCTATCTAAACTCCTATGAACATTTTTGTAACAAGCGAGAGTCCTACTGAGTCTGCTAAGGTTCTTCCTGACAAACATATTGTCAAGATGCCCCTAGAAACCTGTCAGATGTTAGCTATTGTGTGTTCTGACAAGTGGGGTCATGGGTTTGGTACCCTCCCTAAAGCTGACGGAACACCCTATGCAACTGACAAGGGTGCCTTCCGTAACCATCCCTGTACCGTCTGGGCCAACTCCTTTGTGATGAACTGGCAGTGGCTCCTCTCTCACGGTCTGGCCCTCTGTGAGGAGTACAGGACCCGGTATGGTAAAGACCACACCTGTGAGTCCACTCTCCTCCACGCAAAGACCATCCTCCCTACAGGAGACCCTACAGGAAGGTCTGGTGGTCACACCCCCTTCATCTTCGCTGGTCCTGATGAGTTCAAGTTGGATACTTCAATATCCATCTTTGACAAGTACAAGATGTACATTTCATCCAAACCTTGGGTGTCTGAAAACTATCTTCGTATTCCTGAACGTAAACCTGAGTGGGTATGAAACATATATTATTTGATTTAAAAGGTTGTCCGTTTGAGTTGTTGGATGATGAACAACATATCAAAATAACTTTGTACAAAGCAGTGCCTGAAACCAAGTCTGAGTTACTCCATCTACAAACTCACAAGTTTGAACCTCAAGGTGTAACTGGATTTGCTTTACTGGCTGAAAGTCACATTAGTATTCACACATG